ATTCCCATCAAACAAGCTTGACTATGTGGCTCAAAAGCTTGGAGTTGGTGCAAAGGTAAAGCATTCTGGATTTAGCTTGTGGGTTAGGTGTATGGAGGGGGATAACAAGGCCTGGGCTGAGATGAAAAAGTATCAGATTCAGGATGTTAATCTTCTAGTAGAGCTATACGACATTCTGTTGCCATGGTTTGTTAGTGGTGGCAGGGCAACCGCAAAGGAAAAGCAGGCTATCTCTGAGACTGACGGCGTGGTATAATAATATGGTGGAACAAAAAGATAACAAAAATACTATAGACAGACTAAACGATCTTTCAGAAATTGCAGACTTTATGCAGGACGAAGATCTGACTCAGGCACTTACTTTTATTGCTAAGGTAATTCTTAGACCAGATATTCCTCTGCAGGTTGCTACAGTAGAAATCGTAAGGCTCCAGGCTATTGCTGCCAAGATGGCGTTTAAGGCAACCTGGATGGTTAATGTCGACAAAGGAAATAGGGAGAAGAAAAACATATACTTTACTGCTCACGAAGCCATTACGGATCTCGTTTCGGCCTTAAAGTATATTGTTAAGTAACCATCATGGCTAAAAATTTCTTGCAGCAGGTTATGCTGAAAAGTCCAGGCGTAAGCAAAAGCTCTTTTCTTAACACTCAAGAGCTAATTGATAAGATTCAATATGGCTATATTGCAAAGCGTGAGCCAAAGTTTGCCACAAAGAAGACATTTGCTCCGTCTACAATTGCATACTCTCACGGAGAGTGTCCTAGATACTGGTACCTGGCTTTTGAAGGTGCCACGTTTGAAGACAATGCAGATGCCTATGGCGGAGCTAACATGACTTCTGGAACAAAGTCGCATGAGCGTATTCAGCAAGCAATGGCAGATGCTGGGATCCTTAAGGATGCAGAATTTAAAGTAACGTGGCAAGATCCACCAATCTTTGGGTTCGGAGATGTTATACTAGACTGGGAAGGAAAAGATCTTCTTGGCGAAATTAAAACAATGCCGTCAGAAGGTTTTGAGTATAGGAAGGCAAGCGGTAAGCCAAAGCTAGGCCACCTTATTCAGCTTCTTATTTATATGAAGATCTTAAACAAGACAGAAGCAGTCTTGATTTATGAGAACAAAAATAATCATGATCTTCTGGTTATACCAGTAGAGATTAATGATTATAAAGTCAGGTGGGTAAACCAGACATTCGAATGGATGAGACAAGTTAGAAAGGCTTGGGAAGACAAACAACTTCCTGAGAAGAATTATAGGTCTAACTCAAAGATCTGTAAGACTTGCCCTATTCAAAAAACTTGTGCGGATGCTGGCAAGGGACTGATTAAGATTAAGTCCCTGGAGCCACTAGATGAAGCACAAGCACTGTGAATGGTGTGACACACAGTTTGATACAAATGTATCTTATCAAATATATTGCTCTACAGATTGCCGAGAATCTGCAACTAGAGAAAAGATAGCTCAGAGGTATGCTCAAAAAAGACGTACAAGGCGACTGGGCAAAGATCGCAAGTGTAAGTCATGTGGAATAACGCTTTCCGCATACAATGATCAGGACACATGTCACGACTGCTTGGTAAATCCAGCTGAAGTAAAAAAAGCACTAAAAGATCTTAAGGGCTTTGCAAATGGTAAATTTGAGTAATTTCGTTGCAATCCCAAACAGAATTGTTTCCATTGATGCAAGCACAAATAATATAGCGTATGCAATCTTTGAGGGAGACCTCCTGGTTCGCTCTGGTAAATCGGTTTTTACTGGAACGAGTATTTATAAAAAAATATCTAGTGCAGTAGATGTCGTGTTTGAAGTCGTAAAGGAAATGAATGTAGATGCCCTTGTAATTGAAAGGGCTGTTTTTATTAACAGCCCAAAGACAATGTCAGAGCTTTCTATGGTACAGGGGGCAATCCTGGCAGGAGCTTCTTTGGCTGGAGTGAAAGTTTTTAAAGGAACTAATCCAGTGGCGTGGCAGAGCTTTATTGGCAATAAGGTGTTGACAAAAGCAGAAAAGCTAGATATCATGGCAGCACATCCTGGCAAATCAAAAAGCTACTACAAGTCACTAGAAAGAGATATCAGGAAACAGAGAACAATTAATTTTGTTAATATTAACTATGACTTAGAAATTTCAGATAATGATATTGCAGATGCAATTGGCATTGGGCATTATTCATTAAGGAATTGGGACAAACTGGGAGATTGACACTAATGGCACCATCTGTTAAACTGTATACGAATGAGCTATGGCTGAAGAAGCGATTTCATGTAGATAAGAAAACACCAGAACAGATCGCAAAAGAATGTGGGACAAGCGTAGAAACCATCTATGTGTATCTTGCAGAGTTTGGTCTGAGAAAGTCTAGACGATGAGATACATAAAGCATTTCTATAAAGTTGCTATTTGGACAATTAAAAGAAACTTCTGCAAGCATCAAAGTACTCGTATTGCGTCTTGTCCATTTACTGGAATGACCTATACTACTTGTGAAAACTGTGGAAAGAGAATGGACGTTAGGCGAACCAATAATGAATACTGAAAACCTTATTAAGAGCGTCTGCTCTGATATTCAAAAAATGCTTATTGAAAAGAACAGGGCATATGGCGATTCTGCTCTAGACCCAGTTAGAATTTTTTCTAAGTCAGATGCTGTGGAGCAAATCTATGTAAGAATTGACGACAAGCTTTCCAGGGTAAAGCGTGGACACGAATACCCAGGTGATGATACAATTAAAGATCTAGTGGGATACCTTGTTCTACTATTGGTTGCTAAGGAGAAGCAGAATGGCTCGTAGAGTTAAGGCAGCAGTTCAGGAAAGTCACTTATCCACGGTTCCAAGAATGGACTCTAATGGATTTGAGATTGTTGCTGGGGACATTGTAAAAGTTTATGGCGAGTATGGCTCTAGGTTTAAGTTTGTTGGCGTTACTACAAATGAACTAACTGGTGCAACCTGGGTAGACTGCTTTGAGATTATTGGTGGGGTACCATCAGTATTCAGATCCTTTAAGCCAGAAAGGATTAAGAGAATCCCTAAGAGGGGAAAGAGGGCAAAGCGTGTCGTTTGAAGAACTTACAGTTGAGCATCTCGATACAGTAAACAAGGTTGTTGAAAAATATTTAGCAGGAACTCCAGAAACTCAGATATCTAAAGAGCTTGCCATTCCTCGTCAAAAGGTTGTTTCTTATATCAATGAGTGGAGAGCTATGGCCTCAGACAATGCTGCTATCCGTGCTAGGGCAAAAGAGGCACTGGTCGGAGCTGACACCCATTACAGCAATCTAATTGGCAAAGCCTACGAGGTTATTGATGAAGCAACAACAACTGCAAACCTAACTGCCAAGACAGCAGGCATTAAGCTTGTAATGGACCTTGAGCGTACCAGGATTGACATGCTTCAGAAAGCAGGACTGCTTGAAAACAAGGAGCTTGCAGAAGAGATGCTTGAGATTGAAAGAAAGCAGGATATCCTTGTCAATATTCTTAAGGATATTGCTGCAGAACATCCAGAGATTCGTGACGAGATCATGCGTAGGCTATCTAGTGTAGCCAAAGACAAAGAGGTAATTACGGTAATACACAATGTTTGATGATTTTCTAGAAGCCCTCAAGTCAGATAATTTCGAAGAGCGTCCAGTAGACGCCAAGACATTTGTTGAGGGAGAAGACTTTCTTGGACAGCCACCATTGTCTGAAGTTCAGTATGACATTGTAGAGGCTATGAGCCAGATATATAAGCTTGAGGATGTTATTGAGCTACTTGGGGACACTGAAGGGAGAAGGTACTATCAAAAGTATACTAAGAACGAAGTTATTCTTCAGCTGGGCAAGGGGTCTGGCAAAGATTTTACGTCAACAGTTGCATGTGCGTACATTGTATATAAATTACTTTGTCTTAAAGATCCAGCACGGTATTTTGGTAAACCTGCTGGCGATGCCATTGATATCATTAACGTTGCGATTAACGCCCAACAGGCGAAAAACGTATTCTTTAAATGCTTTAAGACTAAGATTGAGAGGTCGCCTTGGTTTGCTGGAAAGTA